GAGTTAGGTATTATTGATGAGCGTGGTGCAAAGTTGAAAGATCCAAAAACAAAAGAAGAATTAGATTCTTTTAGTACGTTTGAAAGATTAGTGTTTAATCTTAAAAAGATTATAGAAAGACTACCAGGCGGCAGAAGTAAAATTGCTTCATATGGAGCCGCTCTATTCTTAATTAGAGAGCATAAGAATCCTAAAGAACATTATACTGAAAGAGAAATATTAGAAGAGTTGGAGAAAAATATGAAATATCTAGAAGAGAATGATATTAAAACTTTTAAAAACTTTAGAAAAGAAGATGCACCAGCAAACTCTTCTGGGCCCGCAGTTGCTGGCACTGGAGATGATAGTGATACTGTTGTAGTAAAGCATGACGCTCGTAAAAAAGAAATTAAAAAGTTTCTCAAAGCATATCTTGAAAGAAGAGCTAAAAGATTAGAAACAAAAAAACGAGATGAAATGCGTAAGGTTATGGGAATAATCTAATGTATCTCTTAGAGAGATTTGTTACAAGTTCTGATTTAAAGCAAATTGAAAAGTATGCTGACAGAATATTTGCTAAAGTTGGTATAGATGTTGAATTTACTCGACACTTTATAGATAGAGTAAATGATGAAAGAAACAGAAAACAAATATCACCAGCAGAGCTTGTAAGATTATTTAATAAAACATATCAGAAGCATGGAAAAACTATAGCTAGACTTGGGCCAGATGCTCAAGCAGTTATTAATGATATGCAAACTAATCTGAATATGCCATTCGTTTTAAAGTTAGATAGAAATGGTATGTTAGAATTGATAGCAAAGACTATCATGAGAAAGAAAGACTTCAAGACACCGAATAAAAAACTTACAGTTGAAAGGTATGTACCTAAGAAACTGTATGACAGAGTTACTCTGCCACCACCAAATAAAGATTTGACATATGAACTGAAAAGACTCAAATCAATAATCTCTAGAAGAACAAAAGAAGATGAACTATCAGTTAAGAATCATGATAGTGATCCCGGCTTTGCAATAAAGCAATACTGTAGAGAAAACGATTTAATATATCCTGCAGAAGAAGTAAAACAAATTCTAAAAGATATAGACGAAACTATAACGTATTATAAGAAACATTATAATGTTTCTAGGCCACATGAGGTTGATAGTTCTATTATAACTTTACCTAGTAAAACTAATAAAACAAGAGCATATCCTAGTGGCCATGCATGTCAATCTAGATTCATTGGAAGATATTTAAGCGAAAAATATCCACAACACAGAGAGGGTATTTTGAAAGCGGCTGATGAAGGTGCGTTAGGTAGAGTGAAAGCTGGCTTTCATTACATGATGGATTATGATGCCGGCATTTTACTAGCTGACAAGATGTATGCTCTATTAAATAGAGGTTTAAGTGAAGCTACTAATAAAACAAAAGAAGCGACAAAGAAGAAACGATTAAAGGAGGTAATCATACATGATAAGGAGAATGTATCACTGGTGCAAAGACAGAGTAATGCAAAGGACTTCTTGGGACGGATTAATTCTCATAGGAGTTTGTCTGATAGCACTTCTAGTACAATCAATCGTTACATACGCCGCCGTAGCGGGAATACTATGGGGAATATATACGATAATCAAAGATCAAGCATATGATTAAGTAAATGAGGTATCTAGCGATAATAGGTTTGTTTGTGTTAGTCGGTTGGGGTGCTTATGCCTATTATCAAGATACACAGTCACGATTAAAAATATTACAAGAAAATAATGCAAGACTTGAAACATCTGTGCGTTCTCTAGAAAAAGTAAAAGCAACTTTGATAGAGGACGCTCAGAAACAAGCAGTTCAGATACAAAATCTAAATAGTAGATTACAAGATGCAGAAGGCTATAAAGATGATTTGATAGCTAAGTTACAGAAACATGATTTAACTAAGTTAAGTCTACAACGTCCGAAAGATATGGAAAAGATAATAAATGATGAAACTAAAAAGCTATTTACTGATTTTGAGTCTATTACTGCTAAGTAATTGCTCAGTATTCAATACACCAGAAAAAGAAGTTGTCACTGTTACAGAGATTGTTCGTCCGCAAATAACAGTTGCTGAGAAACCCAAATCACTAAAATTAACAGACGTAAAATGGTTCATTGTTAATAAAGACAATGTTGATCAATTTCTATTAGACTATGAAAGTCAAAATGGTGATTTAGTATTCTATGTTATATCTGTACGTGACTATGAGAAGTTAGCACTTAACATGGCAAAGATAAGAGAATACCTACTAAAACAGAATGAGATAATTGTATACTATGAAGAAGCAGTAACCCATGAAGAGGATAAGATAGATGAGGAAGTACTTCAGTAATCCAGCGTCTTTTATAGATGCACCCTTACTATTAGACTGGGATAACCCGTCATGGTGTGCTTATTTCTTTGCAGAAGTTTCTGCACTCTCATATCACGATGGTACAAAAGCAAAGAAAGAACTAAAGAAGATAGGTTTTACTACTTACAAGTTCTTAGAGAATGATGGTGCCCAGTGTCATATATTTAATAACGATGAACACTTAGTCATAGCATTTAGAGGTACAGAGCCTACAGAGTTCTCAGATGTCAAAGCAGACTTACTTGCTATCAAGAGAAAGTCAAAGACAGAAGGCAGAGTGCATATGGGTTTCAAGATAGAACTCAGAAAACTATGGAGTGATATATCAGCAATACTTAAAAACAAGAAGCAAAGAATATGGATATGTGGACACAGTTTAGGTGGTGCAATGGCAACTCTATGTGCAAGTAGATTAGAAGAGTTAGAACCCACACTGTACACATACGGATCACCTAGAGTTGGTGGTAAAGATTGGAGAGATGGTTGTGATGTAGAACACTATAGATTTGTAAACAATAACGATATCGTAACAGCAGTCCCGTTGTGGTTGATGGGTTACAGACATCATGGTATAGTAAGATACATAAACTATTATGGTAGAATTAGAAGACTATCATTTTGGCAAAAATTAAAAGACTCATTCAGAGGTAGATGGAAAGCACTAACTAAGTTTCAAATGTTTGATGGTATATACGATCATGACATAGCAGGTGGTTATGCTGACAAACTACAGGCACTATGGTTTGAATCAAGAGAAAAGATAAGGAAAAGAGCAAATGTGGGAAATGATAGAAAGAATGTTTAGCGACAGACTATGGATTTATACCGCACTTGCTGGTTCCGGCCTTGGTGCAATATTCATAGCATACATGAGTACTACACGCATAGGCTTGTGGTTTTACGCAAAAGTAGATTTAATTATAGATTTTTTAGTGAAAAGATGGGGACTTACGTTTTTAGAGCAACCTGAAGATGCATGGAAGTATAAGTATCCTATGATACGCCGCAAAATCAGTGAGATAGAGAAGCGTATATCAAAGCTAGAAAAGAAAACTAAATAGAAGAGTAATTAACGATGTCTGATAAAGTAGACTTGTTCGAATACATTAACGATCTCCGTAAGGAAAACAAGATGGAGTCCGATCTATTGCATAAACGTATATCAGATATGAAAGATGAATTGATGTCAGAGATGAAATCAATGCGTCAAGAACAGCAAGAAGTTAATCATAAGATGGAACAAAGAGTTACATCTCTAGAGAAATGGAAGTGGAGCATCATCGGAGGTGCTATTGTATTAGGATTCTTAATTTCTTTAGGAATGAACTTGACAAAGATACTCAGTTAGTATACTATAGTCTGTATGACTTATGTAGATTTGAAGTATATCAATATACTATCTGGTAGACTTTCCCTTTTCAAAAGAAAAACAAATAACTTATTCAACTTTCGTTGTCCGTTCTGTGGTGATAGTCAAACTAACAGAATGAAAGCTAGAGGTTATGTATATGCAAGAGAGAATAAGTACTCTTTCAAGTGTCACAATTGTGGTATAACATCTAGTATTGGCAATCTTATCAAACATGTTGATGTGTCTTTATTTAAAGAATATCGTATGGAAGCTTTTGTAAATAAAGATAGAGTTATTAAAGAAGAGCCTAAAGAGATAACATTTTCAAAAAGAGAATATCATTTTAAAACACCACTTAAAGCTTTAAAAAAGATATCTCAGCTAAAATATAATCACCCTGCAAAAGAATATGTACAGAAGCGAAAGATACCTAATGAATATCATCGTAAATTATATTATGCACCATACTTTGCAAAGTTTGTCAATAGTATTATACCTAGAAAGCTATCAGAAGATAAAGATGAACCTAGATTAGTGATACCATTCTTTGATGAATATGAAAATCTTATTGGGCTTCAAGGCCGTTCTTTTAGTAAAAACTCTATACGATACATTACAATAATGATAGAAGAAGATAAACCTAAAATATTTGGATTAGATGAGGTTGACTGGACTAAAAGAGTATATGCACTAGAAGGCCCTATAGACTCGATGTTTATCGATAATAGTATAGCTATGATTGGTGCTGATGGAGGTGCATATATAAACAGTAAGAAAAAACAAGATATTGTTATTGTATATGATAATGAACCTAAATCTAGTATGATATATAAGAAGTTATCTAGAAATATTGATGAAGGGTTTTCAGTATGTGTCTGGCCAAACTTTTTACAATATAAAGATATTAATGATATGATACTATCTGGAATGACAAAAGTGGAAATCTTGAATATTATAAATGTTAACACGTTTCAAGATTTAAATGCTAAAATGAAATTAGTTGAATGGAGTAAAATATGATAGATGTTGAAGATGAAGTACATAAGTTTTGGAGTGACGATCAGAAACGTCATGCTCACGTTGTATACAATAAAGAATTTAAAATGTATCTTGTGAGAATGTTTGAAGATAATAAACTGGTAAAATCTGTACCTATGATATCTGAACCAGTTATTCATAACGAAAGGTTTGCAGAAGATGCGGCCGAAAACTGGTGTTTAGGATATATTGAATGAATGGTACAAAAATGCGAGTTTCCCTAGAAGACACTATGGGAGATGACTTATCAGTTGTAAATGCCGCTAGAGTTTCTTTTGATAAAGAACATATTACTATTGACGAAAGTGATGAAAAGTTAATTAAGTTTTTAGCTGAACATAATCATTGGAGTCCATTCGGACACGCTTCATTGCAATTTAGAATAAAAGCACCTATCTTTGTTGCTCGACAATTAGTTAAGCATCAAGTAGGGCTTGTATGGAATGAAGTGAGTAGAAGATACGTTGATAACGAACCTGAGTTTTATATACCAGATTTTTGGAGAACACGGCCTCAAGGTAATATTAAACAAGGCTCAGGTGAAGAAAGAATAGAATACGATATTGCTGGCACTATGGAATATGTCAAGCAAACATATAATAATTTGCTTAATGAAGGTGTAGCACCAGAGATGGCTCGTATGGTGTTACCTCAGAATATGATGACAGAATGGTTTTGGAGTGGAACACTCTATGCTTTTGCAAGAGTTTGTAATTTAAGACTACATAAAACTGCACAAATAGAAACACAAATTATTGCTGAATTTATAAGTGATAATATAAAAGAAAAATTCCCACTATCGTGGAAAAGCTTAATAGGAGAAAGACATGCGAAGTAATCATTTACCAACAGAATATCAAGAATTTATCCATCTGTCGAGATACTCAAGATGGTTGCCTGAAAAAGGTAGAAGAGAAACGTGGAGTGAAACAGTTGGTAGATACTTTGACTTCTTTACAGAACATTTACAAGAGCAGAATAATTTTAAACTTGATGATGTATCAAGAAAGAGATTAGAAGAAGCTGTACTATCACAAAAAGTAATGCCTTCAATGAGATGTCTCATGACTGCTGGTGAAGCACTCAAGAGAGAAAACGTATCTGGTTATAACTGTTCGTATGTCGCAGTTGATTCTCCTAGAGCGTTTGACGAAATACTTTATATTTTAATGAACGGTACTGGTGTAGGTTTCTCAGTAGAGAGACAAGATGTTATGAAATTACCAAACGTGGCAGACGAGTTGCATGAAACAGATACAACAATTGTAGTACCTGACAGTAAACTAGGTTGGGCAAAGTCGATGAAAGAATTAATACATCTTTTATATTCTGGCCAGATTCCATCATGGGATTTAAGTAAAGTAAGGCCAGCTGGAGCTCCACTTAAAACTTTTGGTGGTAGAGCATCAGGCCCAGAACCACTAGATCAACTATTTCGGTTTTCTATAAATATATTCAAGAATGCCACAGGCAGAAAACTCACATCTCTAGAATGTCATGATTTAGTATGCAAGATAGCAGAGGTTGTAGTTGTTGGTGGCGTAAGACGTTCTGCACTTATTTCACTCAGTAATTTAAGTGATGACAGAATGAGAGTAGCAAAATCAGGACAATGGTGGGAGGATCATGGACAAAGGGCACTTGCAAACAACTCAGCATGTTACACAGAAAAGCCAGAAATCGGAATCTTCATGGACGAGTGGAAGTCACTCTACGACTCAAAGTCAGGTGAAAGAGGAATCTTTAATCGTCAATCTGCCAAAGAACAAGCTGGACGTAACGGTAGACGAGACAATGACTGGGATTTCGGCACAAATCCCTGCTCAGAAATAATACTCAGAAGCAAGCAATTTTGTAATCTATCTGAAGTAGTAATACGTGCTACTGATGATATGAAGACATTGAAAGATAAAGTAAAGTTCGCTACGATACTTGGTACATTTCAATCAACACTTGTCAACTTTAAATATCTTACAAGAGATTGGGCGAAGAATACACAAGAAGAAAGACTTCTTGGTGTGTCTCTTACAGGTATTATGGATAATACACTAACAAATGGCAAAGAGCCTGGTTTAGATAAGAGACTTGATGAACTTAGAAAAGTAGCAATCGCAACAAATGCAGAGTGGGCCGATAAGATTGGTATACAACAATCAGTTTCTATTACTTGTGTAAAACCATCTGGAACTGTGTCTCAGCTAGTAGATTCCGCCTCTGGAATACATGCACGACATAATCCCTACTATATACGTACAGTTCGTGCTGATAAGAAAGATCCTCTTGCACTGTATATGAAAGATGCTGGTTTTCCATGCGAAGATGATGTAATGAAACCAGATCACACGTATGTATTTTCATTTCCAATGAAAGCACCAGAAAATGCAGTGATGCGACAAGACATGTCAGCTATTGAGCAATTAGAATTATGGCTTGTGTATCAAAAGCATTGGTGTGAGCATAAACCATCTGTAACTATTTCAGTCAAAGAAGACGAATGGTTCGAAGTTGGTGCATGGGTTTACAAGCACTTTGATTGGATGTCAGGTGTATCATTTTTACCATACTCAGAGCATGTATATAAGCAAGCACCATATCAAGATTGTGATTCTGTTATGTATCAGAGAGAACTTGATAAAATGCCTAAGAACATAGATTGGACACAACTTTCAGCATACGAAACTACAGACATGACAGAAGGCGCCCAAGAACTCGCCTGTGTTGCTGGTGGTTGTGAAATCTAATGTTAATTAGTGAAGATATTAAGTTAGATTATTCGGACGTATTGATTCGTCCGAAGCGTTCTACATTGAAAACAAGAGCAAGTGTTGATATAGAAAGAACATATAAGTTCAGACATAGCGAAAGAGAATGGACTGGTGTACCTATCATGGCCGCTAATATGGACGTTGTAGGTACTTTCAAAATGCATTCTGCACTTACAGAATTTCATATGGTAACATGTATAGCAAAAGCACTCAATCTAAGTGACGAGTGGTGGAAAGTGGTGTACATGGATAAAGGAAGAGAGTTCTTAGGTTGTTTAGCTGGTATATCAGATGAAGAAATGAATCGTGTTATTGAGATATGGAATAGTACACGTATGTCTTTTATCGGTATTGATGTTGCAAATGGTTATACTATTGCGGTTGTAGATGCTCTTAAAAAACTTAGAGATAAATTACCAGATGCTACAATCGTTTGCGGTAATGTTGTAACTGCTGATATGACACAAGAACTTATATTAGCTGGTGCAGATGTAGTAAAAGTAGGTGTAGGCCCTGGCTCAGTATGTACTACACGAATTAAAACTGGTGTGGGTTATCCACAGTTGAGTGCAGTAATTGAATGTGCAGATGCCGCTCACGGACTTGGTGGACATGTAATTGCTGATGGTGGTTGCAATACACCAGGAGATATTGTGAAAGCATTTGCCGCTGGTGCTGACTTTGTGATGATTGGTGGTATGCTATCAGGACATAATGAATGTGCTGGTGACTTAATATTCGAAGATGATAATCCAACTCCAGTAGGAATGAAGTTCTATGGTATGGCTTCAGAAACTGCAATGGAGAAACATGGTAATCTAATAAAGAACGAGTATCGTGGTTCAGAGGGTAAAACAGTAACAGTGCCGTATAGAGGTGCAGTAAAACCTACTGTAGTAGATATACTTAGTGGTGTTCGTTCAGCGTGTACATATGTAGGAGCAAGTAATTTAAAACAACTAAGTAAGTGTACTACGTTTGTACGTGTCAACAACACACATAACACTATCTACGGGGTATAGATATGGCAGATAAAGAAGAAATAACATACGAACTTGAGTGTACCGAGTGTGGAGCAGAGTATGAAATTGTCGGTATAAATACTAGCAAGAATGAACCAATATATTGTCCTTATTGTGGGGCAGATATAGACTTGGACGATTTAGAAGAAGAAGAGGTTGATGAGCTAGAATATGACGAGGACGATTACGGAAATTGATTATGATAACCCTTGGACATTTAATGGCATACCATTCACAACAAAAGACATAAAATCTTATGTAGGATTTGTGTATCTTATCACAGAATTAGATACAGACAAAAAGTACATAGGTAGAAAGTATTTTCATCAACTTAGAAAAACGAAAGGTAAATCTAAACGAGTTAGATCAGAATCTGACTGGAAGAAATACTATGGTTCATCTAAAGAATTACTAGAACAAATCAAAATAAAAGAAAAAAATAACTATAAAAGACAAATTTTGTCTTTACATACGACTAAAGGTGATGTAAACTATGAAGAAGTTAAACAGTTATTTTTAAAAAATGTGTTAGAAGATAGTAGTTACTATAATGATAACATAAATGGTAAATGGTACAAGAAACCAGAACACATAAGAGAAGGTAGAAACTATGGCAAATGATACAGTGAAACTTTTTATTGGTACCTCATCTAATGGTGAAGATGCAAAAATAGAAATGGCTTATGAGCATTCAATACGAAAGAACTGTAGTCGCCCAGTTGAGATAACTTGGATGCGACAAACTAATGATGAGACATCTTTTTGGCATGGTTGGGCCGATCAGAACTGGAGTACACCATTCTCCGGTTTTCGTTGGGGTATACCTGAAGCGTGTAACTTTGAAGGTAAAGCAATCTATACAGATGTTGATATGATTAATATAAAAGATATGGCTGAATTGATTGATATAGAAATACCCGAAGGTAAACTATGTATTGCAAGAGATGGTGAAAGATTTGGTGGTAAAGAGTTTTGTGTAATTGTTTATGATTGTGCTAAGTGGAAGAGTGTAGTACCAGCAGTAGAAACATGGAAAGAAGATGCTACTGCACACCATCAATTTATTAATCTTTTCATACAAAATGATTTAGTCGGTACATTAGATAAGAGATGGAACTCACACGATGGTGATACTGATGAAATCTATCAATTGCACTATACACATATGGCAACTCAACCTTGGCGCCCTGCTTGGTTTACTGGCCAAGTTCAAGAACACCCTCGTAAAGACTTGGTTGAGATATACGAGAAAGCTTACGATGAAGCAATACTTGAAGGTTATAAATTAGAAGACTACGAAGTAGATCGTGGTGTAACATATGGGATAATAGGAAAATGAAGTACGAATTTGATCCAACAAAAAGCGAAGGCTTATCGCTTTTCTTAATTATGGCAGGTGCCCTTGGTGGTACTTTATTATTGAACATCATAGTATGGAGTTTTATAGGTTGAGCGATGATATCAAACAACAAGCTTTAGAAGAGGCTCAGAGAACTTATAAAGGCTTTATTACATTTCTAAAATGGATATCAGTGATAGCTATTCTTTTAATACTAGTGATGGGCTTTAATAATTTTTTAGACGATCCAACTGCATCACAATCTGATCCAGCTTGGAAAGAAGATTACAACTCAAATATGGAGATAGATGAATGAAAAATTTATATTTAATTCTTATTGTAGCATGTTTTATGGGTGGCATGGTTTTATCTGCGAAAGCAGAAGATATGTCCATAGATATGCTTAACAAAAAAGGCAAACAGAAAATGCTATACAGTGAAGATATAGCACGAATAGATGTAGGTGATACGATTACATGGTTACCAGCATCGAAAGGACACAATGTACAATTTGTATCTGTACCTGATGGTGTCGAAAAAGTAAAGAGTAAACTCAGTGCAGAATTTTCTTATACTTTCGAACAAGAAGGTGCTTATCTGTATGTCTGCACACCACATGCAACTATGGGTATGATTGGTGTTGTCATAGTAGGTGATTCTGATGTAAACTTAGCTGAAGTAAAAAAGCATAAGTTCAGAGGTAAGTCTAAGAAGAAATTCAAGAAGATACTGAAAGCACTATAATGTATAGGGTAACTGCATTTTTTAAAAATCACAAGATCACACAAAAGTTTCATGACTTGTATGATGCTATAGATTGGCGTGATTCTGCTGATGCACATTATCCTAAGAAAGTAATATTTGAAGAAGGAGTATTCTCAATGAGAGAAGCAATTTATAATATGTGGAATGCATTAATGAACGCTGATGTAAATCCACTCAGAAATATTCCTAGCTTACAAGCTAGACATATGATACTACAAATTCTTGCTTGGACTTGGGCAAGTAGTTTTGCACTCGCATATGGTAGTATGTGGATATGGGGGTTTTCTGTAGTAGCACACTTATGTATTATTGCCGCCATTGTAATTACGGTAGCTACATTTGAAACTGCTAAAAGAAAACCACATGTATTTAATTATAATGGAAGAGGTAATGGAGGAGAACACGAATGAAACATTTTGGTATTATAATGTGGGGAATGATAATCGTTGCAGGTTGTTTAAGTGTAATGACTACTCTAGCGATAGATAGTAGAATGGACGAAATGGAAGCTAACATTGAAGAAATGAACTCAATGTTGAAAGATATGTCAAGCTAATGCCTGGACAGAATTTTATAAATGGGCCACCTAATCCTAGAGGTAAAGAGAAGTATACTCTAGATGGTAAGATACCAATAGAAGATCAGAGTGAGTCTCTTATACTGAAGTATACAGGATTGAAGTGGTTAGTAGAAAATCCTAAAGCACCATTTGTCTGGTTTGCGATTGGGATAAGTTTAATATTTTATATTGAAGGTTTTTGAAATGAGTAACAAAGCATATCATAATAAGGGTTTTGCACCTGCTTTTTTATGGATTGTATTTTTGACAATGATATTGCCTGTGATAGGACTAATGACAATCGATGATACTTGGGATAGACTAGTCAACAAATATGTAAGTGCATGGACTTCAGAGTGTTGGCAGAATAGCAAGCATGAGAGAGTGTGTAGAGGTGATAACAACTGTAAGTTTCTACGTAACTTCTGTACAGAAAATACTTTTAGATGGAGAGAGAACTAATGGCAGGTGCTATAAACACTCCTTTGAGACAATTGATTATGGACTGGACTGCCTGTCAGCTATTAGAAAAAGATCCTGATAATAAAATACTTCAGAAGCTTAGAACATGGGAACACCCCGAAACTATAGAATTAAATAAGCTACTGACACAATTTGAGAAAGATAAGAAGTATCCAGAACATTACAATCTGGATTGGGGTTCGATAAACTATAATGATTTTATGAAAGACGGAGAGTGAAATGAAGATTAGAATACCAGATTTTTGTCAAAGTCACTGGTTACTTAGATTACCATTGATAGTAGTTTTTATTCAGCAAGGTATTATGAAGTTACCTGTCAGTGCTGAAGAGGCGGCGACATATGACTTATCATATCTTGTTTGGTGGTTTGTTGCATATGGTGAACTGCTAGGTGGCATAGGGTTAATTATAGGTGGATTATTATGGAAGACACCAGAGTTTATGCACTATGCAATCGGACATGATATTGTAGAACCTTGGGGAGACTTCTTTACTCGTTTTAGTGGTATCGTACTATGTTGCATCATGACTGGTGTGATATGGGTTGGTGAACCAGCAAGTCTTATGGACGTTATAATGTATGATAATCTACATGTATTTCTATGGGTTGGTGCTTTATTCTTTGCATTGAGAGGGAATAGATCATCATGATATACGGAGAACTTCCTACTAAACCTGTAGTCTTTGCCGCTTGTGATAGAGAATACTTCTATGAACATGCACCATCTTTAATATATTCTCTGAATGATATAGGTAAAGATATTCACATTCATATATGTGATCCTACTGGTAGAGTTCATAGATTAGAATCACTGTTAAGACAAGATATTGATGTAGATATAACTTTTACATACAATGAGATAGGTGCAACACCAATAGATGTTCGTGCTTACTATTCTTGTTTACGATTTATGATACTACCAGAGATAATTAAGTCAGCAGATAAAGTTTTAACTGTCGATACTGATTGTATATTTATGAATGACTTTGACTATCCTGATACACCTACTGGTTACTTTCCTCGACAATCATTACAAGGTACAATTGGTTGGGAAGCAAAAGGTACAAAAGTTGCCGCTGGTTGTGTTTACATGGATAGAAGAGCATTACCAATAGCAAATGCAGTAACAGAAAGAATATCTGAAGGCCCTATGAGATGGTTTATTGATCAAATATCTCTCGCTGAAGTATTTGAAAGAGTCGAAGATAAAGACATAACGAAGTTCGATGGTAATTTTATGGATTGGGAGTTCATTGATAACACAGTTATATGGACTGGTAAAGGGCCTAGAAAGTATGAAAATAAAAAATATGTGGCCGCTAAAAATAATTTTAATAGATTGCCAGGATCTTTACATAGAGTATGGGATAAGTAATGTCAAGAAAAGTATTAATTCTTAAACCAAGACTAGATTTGCCATTTAAAAGATTTGGTTTAGAGATAAGAAAGAAACACATAGAACCTATACGAGTTCATTGGCAAAACTTTGTAGATAAGTTACATGAATATCATGCTATGAGACATGATAAGGTTATTGTGGTAGAAGATCAAAGATGGAAATTTGACTCTGGGTATGTCACACAATTTGATCCTGATATAGCTTACATACCTCACACTTCTAGTCAACAATTTAATGGTGATGCAAGATGCAGATATTATATGCAGACAGTTTTTCCTTGGTTGTTTACAATCGATAAAGAAGGTTGGGGAGGAAATTCATCACATTCAAAAGCTGGTTGGGAAGTTGCACCTGATGAAGACAGAACATTTGAACTGTTTAGAGAAAGAGCATTGAGAGGTGAATCTAAATTTGCTCAACCGTCTGGCAATTTTGTAAATAATGTAGGTGATTATATATTTGTACCATTACAATTACCACATGATGAAACAATAAAATATCATAGTGGACTTAAAGT